GCCGGTCGCCACCGTGTCATACGCGCCACGGGCCGCCCCCGCGAACCGCGAAAACACGCCGGGGGCGAGACCCGCATCAGACACTATACGCTTCATGGCGTTAGACGCCGTATTAGCTGGTGCGAACAGCGCACTATTCGCGGTCTGAGTAGCAGACGCCAAAGCAGACTGCGCAGACTTCAACGCCTCATTATGCGCAAGAATTTGCGAAACCCCGCGCCGGGAAACCTCAGTATACTTTGCGCGTGCAGAGGTTAAACGGTCTTGCGCCGCCAAAATCTGAGACTCAGACGCGTTACCGCGCGCCTTCACCTCAGCAAGCCGGGCCTCAGCAATCTCAACTTTACGAGCCGCCGCCTCACGGTCTTTAGCCGCCTTAGCGGTAGCCGCCGCGAGTTTCTTCTCAGATGCCTCTACCTTATCGTGAAGGCCCGTAATATTCTCGCCGGGGCGGGCCGCCGCGAGACCCTGCTTAATGTTCTCGCCGATATTACGGCCTGTCGCCGCCGCGAAACGCTCAGACGCTTTCAACTCAGCCGCGATTTGCTTAGACAAACCACGAGTCTCAGCGGCAAGCGTGATATACGCGGTAGCTAACTCAACCGAGGCACCCATAGGCCCACCCTTCTTTAAGAATTACCGTGTCAGAACAGCAGAGAAATCAACGCCCGCGTACTCACTCAAAAGCGAATCAACAACGCGGGCATCCTCAGGCTTACCTACCCGGTGGGATTCAACAACCTCACGTTCCTCATAAGGCCGCCGTATACGTTTCGGAAAATCAGAGCGCTTAGCACCAGACGCATTACCCCGCTGAACATTACCAGTAGCCAGCAACTCAACCACAGTAACAATTTCGTCATAGCCGGGGATACCCCAAATCCAATTTTGGGGGTTCATCGCCCTCTGCAACGGCCCCCACGCCGGGGCGCACGAAAGAACCGAAATCGCTTCATCCCACGTGCGCCCCTCACCAAGCTCACACCACCTAATCCCAGCGAGTGCAAGCTCAGCAATAACCGCTTCAGTATAGCGGTCATAAAGCTCAATGGTCGCTATGATTTTGGGAGGGTCGCCACCTGCCCGGCACCCCACGCATCCATAAACTCACGCGTCTCTTCACCATCCAGAGCCGCGAACGCCTCAATCTCTTCCTCAGTCACGCCAGCATCACGCAACCAATCGTAGAGCACCCGGAATTTACCTTCATCCAGCGCCATAGCGATTTTCTGGGAAAGGTGCTTAGTAGCAGGGAGCACAAACGACTCTTCATAGATGGGAGTAGTAAACTCAACCATCTCATAGCGCTTGACACCCTTACGGGTGAAAGTCTTCTTTTTGGCCTTATTCTTAGCCATAATTTCGGCTCCTATCGTGTATAAACATTCGGCTCATAGGGTGGTGTAGCCCACCCCCGGCGAGAGCCGAACCGCGCCGGGGGTGGGAAAACAAAAGCGACTAAACGCCCAACGCCTGCTTAGTCTCCGCAAGCTTTTCAGCCAAAACAGTATCCTGATACTCGTAGGCGTTGTTATCCGAGGAATCAGGAAGCGCTTCAATAGTCACTTCATACTGAATAACCGACGAGTGAGCAAACTTCACATCACCAGAAACAGAAATCTGCCCAATCGGAATAACCTCACGAATGAACGTATTCTCATCCAGCATTTCCAGGGTGTACGAAGCGCGCGGCGCGGGCTTAGAATTAATCTTCACCGCAACCTTGCCGTTATGCTTACCAGCCTCAGGCGGGGTAATAGTCACATTCTCTTCACCCACAATGCTCTTGAGAGTGGTAGCCGAGGCGGCTTCCATGTAGCTAAACTTGTAGCTCACAGAGAAATCCGAGCGAACAACCTTAACAACCTGTCCACCCCACGCTTTAATCTTGTCATCGCTGGCATCGGTAGTACGGGTAACCCCATCCTCACCGATAAAACCCTGCGGAGTAAACGCGGCGTTCAGTTTAGTAGTCGCATCATTAGGGAGCGGCGTACCAATAGGTGCACGAGTAACCCCGCCGGTCGCCTTAAGGGGCTTACCCGTGAGAATCGCGGCAACGCCCGATAATGCATCAGCCATATTTAGGCTCCAATCTATTTAGTGGACGGGCGCAACCACGCCCTAAAGGAAAATTCATAGGCCGGTATGCGCCTATCAGCTTCAGGACTCCACTTAGGGAAATCCTTACCATCCTGGATAACCACGGACGAATCGACGCTCTCCCAGGCGTTCATCAAATCATGCACGCGCCCCGCCAACGTTTCGCATGTTTCACGTGAAACACCGCGAACATCAAAATGCAGAAACGCATCAAGAAAAACACCCTGGTAAAGCACCCGCGAACCAACGTCTTTGATAATCACGCACGGTTCGCGGTAATCATAGGCATCCGAGTCCGGTTCATCCAGGAAAACCGGCGCATCCAGCCGGGGCGACAGGTACGCCCGCGCCGTAACCGTAGGGTCTGGGAAAGACATTACGCACCCTTCCTAATATTCTTCAGCAAGGTTTGCCGATTACGGTTATCACGGGCCGCGTGCCCGGTCGCCATCACGGAGACCGCGCCACGCGGCTTCTCCAAAACAAGGTCAGTAACCTTATACCCGGTGACACGCCCACCCTGGGAACACGCATCAGCTATACGCTTAGCCCGCTCTTCAAGGTCTGCACGCACCGCCGGGGATTCACGCAACTGGCGTAAGGCTTCCTTATTAAACTTAATCTTCATAACGTGTGTCCTTAGCCACGGCGAACCTTCAACCGAACCTCAGTGCGAAACGCCGCCCCCGTAAAAGCGTTAGTAACACCCCAACCAACGCCCTCAGGAACGCACTCAACCCCAACACCAAGCCGGGGGTGCGTAATCGTGAACTTATCCTCAGCCGCCACCGCAAACGACGGCGGCAAAAACAACGTCACATCCGCCGCCGGGCGCACCGTAACCCCATCCTGCGAAACCTCACCGGAGGGAACATCCAGGATAAAATCACCGACCGTAACCGGCGCATCCCACACACGGGCGGGCTTACCGTACCTATCAACCGCGCCGGTCAAAGCCCGGTGATAGATAACGGTAGGGGCCGGTTGCGCCGCCGCCGAATCAAAAACTACTGACTTCACAGCGGCGCAACCCCCAAACGGTACCTATCTAGCGCGGCCTTCTCACTATCCGACAACGAGAAACCCAAAACGTCCCCATTGCGAGACAGATAACCAACCGCCTGTGTACCGGCCCGCTGGTACGAGAGCGGGGCGGCGGGAAGCGCGGCAAGGCGGGCCTTCACACGGTCAAGCACAAGCGACAGCTCAGGGGCATGTGCGAAACCATGCTTAAACTCAACCGTAACCACCCTATCCCCCGCCGGGGGGGTGAACGACGGCGAAAACGTAAGCCACCCATCAGCCGAAAAAGACCAACCGTAAAGGTCATCCCCAGCAACCGAAACCCTCTGCACATCCACCAAGCTCAACGTAGGGATGAACAAGCGGCCCGAACCATCATAATCAAACTTGCGAATCTCATTCACAACCGGGGCAACATGCCAACCGCAATAATTACGAATCAGTTCGGTAACCGCCGCCTCAGTAGACGCAACAGCAGGAAGGGGTGGGTAACTCAACGTTTATTCCTCAGACTCAGCACCCTCAACGGACTCGCCCGCCGGGGTGGGCGTTTCACGTGAAACTTTTTTACGTGTTTCACGTGAAACATTCTTCTTTTTCTTAGGGCCGTCCGTTACCGGCTCCACCCCCAAAGCCTCTGCTGTGTCAGGGTGAAGCTGAACCCGGTATGTAAGCCCGTGATGTTCAACCTCATAATGCTTCACGATTAGCTCCCAAGAGTAAGCTTCACGAAAGCATCAGGACGGCGAACCGCAAGCGCAAGACGTTCCTCAGCCAGAATAGTGAACTGGTTCTTGGTAAAGTCGTTACCGTCAGCATTGCTAGTCTCAACACGGATACCGCCCTTGCGGTACACGGTAGCCGCCGCCTTACCCGCTCCGATAAGAACAGTACCGGCGGGAATCGCGGTAGTCTGAATAGTAGTCAGACCCCACAGCGGCGGGTCTTGCAGAACCCCACCAACGCCGTACTGGCCGGTGAACGGGCCGCCCGCAATATACTGGCCGTTGTTATCTTTCAGTAAGCGGAACTTTTCGTAATCCGCGGGGTTGATAACGATACCATCTGCACGAAGGCCGGTCTTAGTGAACACTGCGTTAAGGGACTCATAGACGGCATCCAGGTTACCCGCCGCGTTAGCAGAGGTCTTAACCTGCAAACCCTCACGGTTCAGAATACCCTTGATATTGGTACCTACGCCGTCACCAGAAAGCAACTGCTGTTCCTCAGCAATAAGAAGCTGAAGAAGCAGACGGTTATTAATCTCAGAAACCAGGAAAGCAGCGTCTTCTGCCATCTCCATAGAGAGCTTAATCCAGCCCGCAAGCTTCTTAAGAACCTCAGTAACTTCCTGATAACCGGGCGGAGTCATGCCAGGCTTATCGCCACCCTCCGCAACGGTCTTGAAATCGCCATTGGCCGACTTGTCCCAGACCTTTTCAACGAAATACACAATCGCGTTAGATGCGATAGTGCCCTCACCGAGCCAGGCCGCGATAGTAGGGCGCTGAGTGTACGCAGTAACAATATTGCGGTCAATATCCGGGGTGATAAGGTGCCCGGCGGTCTGCTGAAGACCATCCAGCTTAATAACATCACCAGCGGCCTTAGAACCAGTGAACTCAGGAAGGTCAAACGCCGAAACACGGTTACCCGCCTTCAAACGAGACAAAACGCCCGCGTTATTAGCGCCCTTCACAAAATAATCACCGAGCGAACGCGCCGGGGTAGACTCTTCCTTCACAGCCACCTCACGCGAACCAAGAGACTTCATCAGAGCCTCAGCCTCACTCGCATTATCCAGGCGCTCCTTGAGCGACGCAGCGTCGCTCTTCAGCTGAACAAGCTCAGCGTTCTCTTCCTCAGTCAGAGCCTCACCGTTGCGCACCTTCTCAATCAGCGCGGCGGACTTGCTCAAAATTTCTTCTCGCTGTTCTTTCAAATTCACGAGATAACCTCCGATACGGATAGTCGAATAGTTGCTAGTTCAACCTCAGTAGCTAGTGCGAGAACACGCGAATTGACAGGCTCAGGTTCCTCTTCCTTGACCGTTTCCGGTTCCTCAGAATTGACCTCCGCCGGTTCCTCTTCACTACCGCTTTCGCTATCTAGAGGCTTCTCATCATCCTCAATATCGTTTGAGGGGCGGGCACGCCGGGGCGCTTCACCCGCCTTAACGTCCAAAATCTCTGCTTCCTGGTTAGCCGCAACCGGAACAACAGAGACTTCAAAAAGCTTTAGCTTCTTCAAATGCCACACACCGCCACCGTCCGAGCCGGTAGCTTCCTCAGCATCTTCAACAATGTACGTGATGGACATCTGCTTCACGAGACCACGCTTCAGCATGGCGTAGGCTTGCGCACCAACCTCAGACCCAAGGTCAAGCTGCACACGCACAAAAAGCCCGTTCGCGTCCTCACGCGCTTCAAGAGTCCACCCGATACACATGCGCGGGTCATTTAAGACATGGTTCCAATAACAAGGGATGTTCGCCCCGTTTTCGCCATACTCTGCCAGCGTCTCTGTGAACGCGCCCGGTAACACCACGTCACGCACCGAGTCAATATTATTAAAAACCGACGCGTAGCCGGTAAAAACACCTGTTTCGGTGGTGGTGTTCACGTCCACCACAAGCGATTTATGTTTCACGTGAAACACCGCCCTCACTACCTAACACTTTTCCGCTCAAACCCGCGTACTCTGACGATAAAACCACCGATTTTTCCGCCAAATCGGGAAAACCAGCCAAATCATCAGCTAATTCGCGGGCCAAACGCTCCCGAACACGCTCCGAATCGCCCTTAGCCGCGATAACCCGCCGGGCGCGCTCACCATGCGACAAAAGAACCGCCTTAGCCGCCGCCGGCAACCCACTTTCAGATGTTTCACGTGAAACATCATCCGAAACATCACTACCGCCATCCGTTTCACGTGAAACACTCTCAGTATCCAGATTCAACGGCGTAACCAACGTGTCCCCACCCTCAATAGCAGGAAGATTATTCATACGGCGCAATTCATTACGAGTCATATACGGCGCACCAACAGCGCTAGACGCCACCGCCGCCTGTTCCTCAAACGAACCGCGAAGCTTCTCTTCAATATTGAACTCCAGCAGATGCGAGCCAGGGTCTACACCCACCATAGGAAGCAAGAACGTGTTCAAACGCTGTTCAATCTGCCTAATCAAAGGCCCCAAAGTGTTCGTGTACAAGCTCTTACTGAACTCTTTAGCGTTAGAATAATTCGCATTATCCAAAACGCCCACCATAACCGGGTTCACCTGGAACACCTGCGCCACCGTCACCAGTGAGAGCTTCACCGACTCAGCCCACTCAGCGTTAGCTGAATTAAACTCAGCCGTCTCAAGACGCATACCCTCCTCAAAAATGGGGGTGCCGCCCGTCCGGGAACCCTCACGCGTGAACTCTTCAAACATTTTCAGGAACCGGCGGCGGTCTTGATTATCCCACCGGGGCGCGTCCACCGGCCGGGTAATATAACCCCCGACCCGGCCCGCGCGCCGCCACACCTGAGTACGGTGCTTACGCGCATGATACTGTTCCTCAAGAGTCAAACGCAGAGTCTCCACCGGGCTAGAATCCTTACCCGGTAACGGGTTCCAGCCCTCAAACGCAAGAACATTCTCAGGCTTGAACTTAACCGCCTTATCCGGCGAATCCGGCGGCGAAACCACATAATGCTTAGGCTCCCAATACGTGCCATAGCTTGTTTTCACCCAAGAAGCAGGGAACGGCTGAATCGCCCAACCAGACGGTGTGTCCGTGGACTCATACACAAACCAGTACGCCCGGTTATGCAAAGCCAGGTTACCCACCAAGTCATAAACCAGCTCATACGTAGTCATATGCTGGTTCGGCTGACGCATCAGAGACGCAACCAGCGAATCCCTATCACGCACCCGGTCGTTACCGTCAGTACGGAACGAATGCAAACCCAAATGAGCAACATTACGCGCCAAAAAATCAACCACAGTGCGCAAATGAGGTTGGGTACGCCACATCTGTTCAACCGTCAGGTTGAGAGGCTCAGCAGACACACCCACGCCGGGGGACGTAACCACCACCTCATGGCCCATAAACGTAGTCACCGCACGTGACAAACCACCCACAAGGGCGCGCGCAATCACATCACCAGCGCTAGGCATACCTCACCTACTCCCACCAATTTTCGTAGTCTTCATCCGCATAAACAGACTTCGATTCGTCCTCATCAGGAAGCCTTAAAAGACCCCACAGCGCGAACGTAGCCGCGCACAACGGCGCAATATCAACAGGCGACTTATCACGGTTCCAGCTCCACACGTCGCCATAATGCTTTTTAACCGCTTCGTGCAACGGGCGAATAAGCACCGGCTGTTCACGCCACCGAATTTTATGCTGTTCCACCCTTTCAGCGAACTGCACACACGCCGCCGGCAGATTAGACCCCTCACACGGCGTAAAATCCACACCCTGCCGGGTCAAAGAGTCCCTATAGCTAGAAATCGGCGACCCCTTACCCTGCAACACAATACCGCGCGGCGTGAAATTCAAACCAGTACGCAAAAACTCTGGAATCCAATCCATAAACGGGCGCTTCGTAAGCACCTCAACCTGAGGGGTACCATCAGCCGCGTAACCAGCCACCGCAACATAGCTCATTTTCCCGTCAGCGGACGTATCCACACCCACCACAATAGGGCTATCCTGAGCTATCTCACTCGCCGGGGACAAGCAAGCCTCCAAGTCAGTAGACTTGAATGGCCCCTCCTTAGCAACAGCCACCCGCTGACAAAGCACCTCAGCACGGAACTTATGCTCAGGAACACCATCCTCACCAGTGCTACCAACCAGCGCCGCGCTCGCCGCGAGCTTCTTCTCAGTAGGGCCAAACGGGTAACCAAGCGACGGGTTAGCAGCCGCCCACCCATCACGGTCATGGATACTCGCATCCTCAGGGGCCGAATACTCAAAAAGCCCTAAAGAAACCTCATGCTCTTTAGCCCATTCCTCAGGGTCGCCGCCACCGTCGATAAATGCTTGCAATTCGCGGGCCTCAGCACGCGCCTTATCCTGCAAACTATTCAAAACAACAGACTTAGCCTCACCAGCGTTAGAAACCGCAATAACCTGAGACGAAAACTTAGCATTCGTCGTATTGGTCAACGCCATCCACGGAGACCACTCTTGCTGCTGACGTAATTCGTCAAAAAACAAATCCGTCACCGAAAAAGACCGCCCGCCATCATCAGACGCCGCGTCACACCGGTACCGGGCACCATTCACAAGCTCAAGCGACTTAGAACCGTTCGTGCCAGTCATCTTAGCTATCTGGTCGCTCGCCGGGGATGCCTTGAGCGCATTATGCGCATTCGCCTGTATTTCCTCAGCCGCCGCCAACTTGTGCGCCGTACCAAGCACCAGCAAAGGGTCTACCTCAGGCCCCTGCCACATCAGCATACGCCACAGCAGACGCGTAGACGCAATAAACGACTTACCATTCTGACGGGCAACCATCAAAACAACAGTCTCAAACCTCAAAACCGGGTACTCATCATACGTGAACGAGCCGGGCGCAAGCTCCAACGAATGAATAAGAAACCACTCCTGCCAGGGGTGCAACTTCCTACCCAAATCCTCTTTAGCCGTCTCAATCGCCTCAAAGCCAAGAGACGTTTCCGGCGTAAGCTCACGCAACGGCGGCGTAAAAATACGCGGCACCGTATCCCCAAACAACCTACCCTGCTCGTCACGCACCAGCCACACCAGCCTTACGCTCAGCAAGCCGGGCGCGGCGCTCCCTACGCTCACGCAAACGCCGCTCAGAATCCGTTTCAGCCGGTTGAACCTTCTGCTCAGGAACACCCTGCCTAGACTCAGGCGTAAGACCCAACTGCTTCATAAGCTGAATAATGTGCACATTCAAGGTATAAGCGGCCTTCACCTGCTCAGGCCGGGTGATACGCCCGTCCTCAAAATCCTCTTCTAGGCAATCATACTGGCTTGCCAGGGAGATGAGCATATTCTTAGCGGCGACATCAGCGGGCGTAAGCCACTCAGCTTTAGCGAGCGCTTCACGAACCGCAGTCTCCATATCTCCATAAATCAGGTTGCCAGTTTCAGTCATAGTTTCGGCTCCTACACGCGCGCCGGGCGCGAAAACACGGGTTTTCCGGTTAAGTCGTATCGAACAAAAATACCAAGGGCCTTAGAACACCATCGGGGGGAGAGACGGGGTGCGACCCGGGGAAGGCCCTACACAGAACCCACCCGTGATTTAACCCCCATACCCCCTACTCCCCCGGAATACCAGGTTAGTACCCTTTAGAAACTAACCCCGAGCGGGCGTCCGAAACCCAACCAAAACACCGCCCGCCGGGGCAAACCAACCATTCGAACACCTGTACTAGAACACCATCATACTAGAACAAAATCGAATACCAATCCAAAAACTAAAAATCATACTCAAACGTATGAGACATATCAGGCGCAACCAAGAACCGGCTACTCACCGACCCCATCGGCAAATCACCCTTACCATCCGAACGCTTCAAGTTACAAGCACGGTGCGACGGCCTAAAATTCGACGGGTCCTCAGCCAACTCAGGATGAGTAGACCGAGGGTAAGCATGGTCAAGCTCAAACGCTTCCTTATTCACAGCGCCAGTCCTAGGGTCTTTATGCGGAACACGGTAATCAATAGGTTGCCCACACAACCAGCACGGCGCATTCACCGCCTCACACTCAGCAAGGAACACCTTACGAAGCTTCATATACCTACGAGTACCATTACCCGGTGAAGCTGGCATAGTGAGCACCCCTTACCCTAGATAAGCGAAACGGCGGCCCACCACAGCCGCCGAATCATTTTTGACCAAATATCTACGCTTCTATAACTAGACAATAATTACAAAAGGTGATAACAAAAGTCTAACACACAAACACTTGAAACCCAAACCAGCCGGGGGCGCAAACGAAAAGCCCCGGCGCAACAGACAAACACCGGGGCCCATCAACCAACCATCAAGAAAGAAACAGTCAGCAACAGGAATGCGAATACACCCTAGCACGCACAAACGGCCCAGCGCAAAAAGCGCCAGGCCGCTGTGACGAACACCAAAACCCCAGAGAAATAAGGCTACACTTATAGCGTGCACATACAGTATAGCGGCTAAAAGGGAACAGTGCAAACCAGCTAGGGGGTGGGGTTAGCTAACCGCGAAACCACCTCGGCCTCATAATCCTCAAGGCCCCACGTCATCTTACACGCCGGGCACCACACCGCGAACTCAGGCTCGTTCACCCCATGAAGCCCACGCTCACCACACCGACTACACGTCAAAGCCGTAGACGTGAACTCCTTCACCGGCGGGTAAAACATACCACGAATCTCACCATGCAGCTCACGCCACTGTTCCAAGTCACGCATCGAATAGCTACCAACAGCCAACATACCAAGACAACGAGACCGGAACCGCGCCGGGTCTGAGATGTTATAACGGGCCTTCACATCCACAACATCCAACGACAACGGTGCCCGCGCCTTCTCACCCGAACCACCAGCCGCGCCCGAACTATTCGACGCATCCGAAAGTAAAGAGATAAGAGAAGGATACCGCTCAACCGCATACCGGCCCGAAGGCTGCCGCTGATACACGGTGTACTCTTCAAACAACTCAGTAATAACCTGAGCAAACTCCAAAGGAACCTTAGGCACTGTAACTACCCCTCCGTTAAACCACAAACGTACAACCACACTATCGCGCCGGGCAACGAAGCGCACGTAAGCACGCCCGTCGTAACCACCCACGCGCTAGCGAAAACGCCAAGCCATTCAAGCCCAAACACCAACGACGGAACCCAAAAACCAAAGACCCCCGCCATCAGCAGAACCGCGTTAGTGACAAACACCCACGCGCACAACTCACCCGCCGTATCCAGCCAGGCAGCAAGCCTACCCAAAATAACCACCCCCATAACGCGGCAAACCATACTGAGCATTCACACTACCCAAACGCGTAGACACACCCCGCCGGGCAATCTCACGCGCCACCAGCTCAAGCGCATCAACCACGCTCTTACCGTCACACGCAGTCAGCGTGCCCGGGTAACGAACCAAACCAGTAACCGGCCGGGGGCGGGCAGTGTCGCCCACCTCAAACACCGCAGACCCAAACCCACGAATCCGAGCACGCACCAAAAAATTAAACAAATAGACTAGGAACACGTCAGCAAGAACCCTATCAACCGGGCCGGGCGGGATAACCGCCTCCGTCCCATACATCGGAACCGGCACATCAGGAATCCGCACATCCCCGCCTGAACGCCGCGCCTCAGAAATATCACGCCGCGTATCCAACGTAAGATAAGCCACACCCTCAAACAAAGGCCACATGTCCCTTAGCTGCACCACCCGCCGGGGCGACTCCGAAAAAACACACCGCTCCATGTACGGCATAATCACAGTGAAACCCTTAGACCTGTCCGCGCGCTCCTCAACCTCAACAACCACAGGGTTAGACGTAGAACCAAGAGCCACGCGCACCGACTCAGAACCATCAGCACCCGGCCCCGCCGCCACAACAACCGACGTGCCAGGGGCGACATGCTCCTGAAGCACTTCCTGCAACGCCTTAACCAGCGGCGCAATATCCTCAGCCTTAGACGCGAAACTAACCAGCTTACCCATTACCTGTAATCCCCACTTCCTTCAATCACGTTACGCTGTGCACGGTCTGCCAACTTCACCACATTAGCCGCAAGCACATCCTGCCAAATAGCCGCATCCACCATATCCTTACCCTTCTCAGTAACAGCCGCCGCCCGCCGGGGTGCATACTCAGGCGCACCAACAAGAAGAACCTGCGCAAGATACGGGAGCGAACACCACAACCGCTGCAAATGCCCCGCAAACGTCACCCTCGCAGACGAAGGCTTAGGCACCTTAGGCGCAAGAAACTTCATACACGCCACGGTAGCGGGGCCAAACACCACGCCGGGGCAATACGGGGCCTCCACAGCCCTCAACGCCGTAGCGAGACCAATCTCAGAAACCTTACGCTCATACGACGGGGAAATAGCCTTAACGCCAAGGTCATTCAGAGTAAGCGCCGTAAGGTAGGCTACATCCCCCAATTCGGCTTGCCGCGCCGGGTAATTCGGAGACCCCTTAGCGTCCCGAACCTCCTTAGCAAGCACCCCATACAACTCTCCCATCTCAGACAGTAAGGCTGGCACCTGATACTTGAGAGACCGCGCCGGGGGCAACGCCGTCTCCAAAACCCGAAACTGATAATGCAAAAGGTCAAGATGCGAATCCGAGGTGCGCACCCGCACCTGAGGAAGAACTTTCTCAGTAGCCATTCGTAGGCTCCGTTCTAATAGTTGGCTTTCAGAATAAGAGTAGGGCGGAAACCCTACGATTCAAGAATACCACATTTAGGCACTTGAACCACAAGTAACGAATCTTATTGTGACAAAGCTCATGGTAGAGAATCGGTAACTTTGCGTCGCTTAAACAGGGTGCAACGCAACCGGCGGGGTTTTAAAGAAGGCAGATTTAGGTAGAAATGCTGGTGCAAACAGCGTAACCCTGCCGGGTTGAAGGCCCGCGCTAAGTGCAATAACTGTAACTTGCTGAAGGGCGGGAACCAGATAAGCCAAAAATCGGGAATTTCTAGAAAAAACTATAAAACTATAAAAACGCGAAATTAGGCTGATTTGGGCGTTGACTAGTATTTTTGCACTTAGTGCAGAAAACGATTAGAGAGGATTAGAGAGGCAAACACACTAAACTGCACAACTTAGGGCGCGAATTACCAAAATACACCAAAAGGTAAGGTCAATCTTGCAGTTTAGTGCGCTTTAATAATTCGCAGCCTAAGTTCTCGCATTTGATATATTTGCCTCTCTAATCCTCTCTAATCGTTTTCTGCACTAAGTGCAAAAATACTAGTCAACGCCCAAATCAGCCTAATTCACGAAAACAAAAGTTTGAAACTCTTTAAATCGACAAAAACTCCATAACTAAAAAAATCCCCAGAGTATATAACTTATTAACTTAATAAATAAGAGAACGCGCGCACGCGTGTACGCTCGCCCACGCGCGCGGATATGAAATTTTTAATTGGGAAGTTAATAACTATATAACTTAATAAATAGAAGAACGCGCGCACGCGATACACCATGAGTCAGAGGCTTGTCAAGGGTTTCCGTGAAAAACTTTGGGCGCGCCCTAACCCCGGCTGGGAGAGGGTGGGAAGCTTTAGGGCGGCTCTGAGCGGATATGAGTTATGGGGTGGGTGATTATGCCCGCCGGGTGCAGAAAAGCCGTCAGAGCCGCCGCTAGGGCCTGTACGAGGTACACTGAGGGGCATGAGAGAAGCAGACTTAGAGAAATACTTCCTGAACGCGTGCCGCCGTGAAGGCTGGAAGGCTGTAAAGTTCCTACCGTCAGAACGTGGGGTGCCCGATAGGCTAGTGCTAACCCCGGGCGGGGGCATGTTCCTAGTGGAGCTGAAAACCGAAACCGGGCGGCTATCCAAGGCGCAAGAGCTGTGGCACGCACGCGCCACCCGGCTGGGAACTCAGGTGCACGTGGCAAAAGGCCCCGCCGGGGTGGATGCGTGGGTAGCCGAAACCCGTATAAGGGTAGCCGCCCTAGAACTGCTGTAGAACAGCCATAGAACGCCCGCTGAGGGGTTTTCGCGTAGCCGGTGGGTAGTCGTTTCCCCGTGCGACGGTTAGGCCCTTAGAGGGCGTTCTAGCGTTTGTGACTGAGAACACGCGAAATGAATTTGTTTCAACGATTCAAAATGTGTACACTTGAAATATCGACGCAACGAGCGGCGAAACCCACAAACAAAGGAATAGAGAAATGGCTACAGACCACCAGTTCATCTACTGGCACCGCAAGGGCGGCGTATACGAGCTAGACCAAGAGAGCGTAGCAAATGCCCCTAAAGAGTTCGGAGACCTTTACCTACCCAGAGTTATTATCGCAGGGAACCAAATAAAATTTGGCGGCGAAGTCTACGGATACGTCAGTAACCAAAAACCTAAGTACAGGTACCGGGGCAGCGAGAAATTCACGAAGCCAAAAGCGCACACGGTTTTCACCGTAGCTGCCCAATAACCC